CGAAAATAGAAGCTCTCTTTACTGCTATGCAGGCTAGAGAGCTTCTATTCTATTTAATAGGACGATTTCACAGGTTCGGGTTTCAATCCGTCCATGCACATTTTCCGTTACTTGGTCAACCGAATGCGGCTTATACAACGAGTCGGTTACGAATAGGTTACACAACTATGTCTAAATTTGACTTTTTTGATGACTTTCGTACCAGACACCTATACAATCAAAAAACCCTACAATATATTTATAATGTAGGGTTTGTCTGGGTTTGGGCGCCCTTTATCCGGCTTACCCAGCGGAGAGAGAGGGATTCGAACCAATGTTTTCAGTTATACGCTTAATTCACTGATTGTATTCATTCTCAAAAAGTTAAAGTTTCACTAATACGCATAAATTTCAGATAAAACGCTTTGATAAGCAAAAAAAACTACCCATATTTGTACCCACGAATAAAATGGGTATATCATGGATGAGAAGTGGAACATTTCATTTTTAGCCGAGAAAGAGGGTGATCGCAACGATCGCAAAGTTGTGATGAGGGTGAGCTGGGGCAACAATCTATCGAGGCACCTGATAGGTTACCGGGTGGATTGCACCCCGCTGAAGCCAAACCAGGCACAAGGGAAGGAGTACGACTGCCGGTGGAACTGGGAGAGGCAGCGATGCAAGCCAAATACCACTCATGGGAAATATAAGGCCGCCATCATCAACAAGCGGATTGAGCAGATGGAGGCTAAAGCGGTGCAGATATTTGAATCTTATCTATTCGGTGATGAAAAACGACTGCCATCCCTGCGCGAGTTTAAAAGGGATTTCGCAGGTGATAAAGAGGAAAAGCTCACCCTATTTGCCGCCCTGGATGAATTTATAAAGACCGGCGGAGAAGGTCGCAGCTGGGGAGCGAGGGTACCGGAAAAGTTTAACATGCTGAAAGGTCATCTGCTCAAGTACAACCCGAAGCTGGACTTAAATATGGATGCCGATGATGCAAATGGTTTAGTGCAATGGTACATTGACAACGGATACAAGAACACCACTATCGCAAAGAACGCCAGTTTTTTGCGGTGGTTCCTCCGGTGGGCGGCTGGTAAGGGTTATTACAAAGGAAATGTTCACTCAGGAGGATGGAACATCAAGTTGACCCGGTCAGGAGCAAAAGATAATATTTTATTTCTCGAATGGGATGAGGTGATGCAGTTGTGGAACTTCGAACCGCATGACTATATCCCGGGTGAAGGCGACAAATTCTCAATGGCCAGCAAGGAGGTGCTGCAGCACGTGAAGGACTGCTTCCTCTTTCAATGCTTCACCGGTCTGAGGCATTCCGACCTGAAACGGCTCAGGCGCCAGGACATCAAAGCCGGTGCCATCGAAATAATCACACAAAAAACATCGGAGAAGATCATCATAGAGCTGAACCAATTCAGCCGGGAGATACTCGACAAATACAGCGGCATCCCGTTTGAGAACGGGCTGGCTCTTCCGGTGATGAGCAATCAGAAGATGAATTATTACCTGAAGATTCTTTGCAAGGAAGCCGGCCTCAACAACACCTACACCGACGTTTATTACACTGGTGGGCAAAGGTTCGAGGAAACTAAACCCAAGTGGGAGATCATGGGCACGCACACCGCGAGAAGGACATTTGTCGTGACAGCTCTTGCCCTGGGCATTGATCCGCTGGTGGTGATGGAGTGGACGGGCCATGCAGATATGAAGGCCATGAAGCCTTATATAGCCATCGTGGACAAAAGAAAGAAAGAAGGAGCATCAATGTTTGATAAACTTTATAAAAATAGATAGATATGGCTTGGGGTAGTTATTGGGCGAATGAACCTGAGGAGGAGAGGATTCGCTCCATCGTAAATGAATTAGCGGAGCGTTATGCAATTCCTTTCAACAGTAATACGATATGGTCCTTCGCTGGGATGTTATATCGGGAATTCTGTTTGTCCGAAAATGAACTAACCATATCCCGGAGTTATGAAGAAGCAAATAGATTGATCGAGTTTCTCGGGATACGGACAGATGCGAAAGGCGAGGTCACGATAAAGCACCTGACCGGGAGTTTTAAGATGGACGCTTATTTTTTAAAGAAATTGAAATGCTCCCTTTTGAAAGAGTACACCGAAATAATATCAGATTTGGCACTTTCCGGATCGGAGGATGAAAGAAAAGAACAGATTCGACGCCTGGCCGAGCAGGAGCGGAGGGATAAGGTGCACGCTCTCAGACAAAGTATAAACAGACTGGTTGTGTGGTTAAAAGGACAGGGTATCTTTACCAACGGCCTGAAAACAGTCGCGAATTCAGAGGGGGCATTTCTTTACGATCTATTGTACCTGATGGAAAAGGATATGGGATATCAAATATTTACTAAGACAAGAACTGAAAAGGTTCATCCCAAGAAATTGGACAACGCATCAAAGAGAAAAATAATGAGCTCCTATATCATGGATTGATACAGGGTGCGGCAAACAATATGGTCGCGCGGGTTTAGTGACGCGATTCAAAGGGCATGACAGCCCTTTTTTTTGTGCCCGTTTTCGAGATAAATTTTAAGGAGCTGTGTAACAGGTGCATAATGTTTGAGGCCAATAATGAGCAAGGTTAAATATAGATAATAATAGCAAACAACTATTTATAAAACAACTAAAAACGCCAAAATGGCCTACAAAAATGTGGTTAGTAATAAAAGGACTACTATATGAAAACAATTAAGAACGAACTGTACACGATTAAGCAAGCCTCCGAGGAGACAGGGTATTCAGCAGCTCACCTACGCAAATTAGTAAGAATTGGCAAAATAAAAGCCATTAAGCCGAACGGTGGTAAGGTATTCATCCCGGGGGAGGCACTCGATGCCTTTCTGAATGGAAATGTGGATTAAATACCACCGCGGGGGTGTGGAAGTACTTTTTATCAAAAATAAAATTTTTCTACTTCCTTTATATTCAATTATTTAAGTGGACATTATTGAAAAGATACTGATATTTGTGACATCAAAAAACAATAAAAAAAATGATATGGAAAACGAAAAAAAATACAGTTATGGCCTTGATGGCCTGATGAGGCTGGTCGGATGCTCCAAGACAACTGCCTGGCGAATAAAGAGAAGTGGTCTCATAGATGAGGCGATCATCCAGGTTGGGCGTAAGATCATTATAGACGATGAGAAAGCGTTGGAATGCCTGAAAAATGCGCACGATCTGGCGAAGGCGTAACAAGAAAATCAGAAGACGATGAATGCAGAACGGCCGGCAGCAACAGGCAAAGTTAAAATGACACTCTCCCGCTCACGGGTCGGGGTGAGAACCGTCATGCCTTCACGCCAAGTGAAAAGGAGAACAGCACAATGGTAGCAATAAATTTTTCCCGCTTCGATGATCGCGGTCCTGACCAGGTGGAGCAGCGAACCTGGCACGATACGCTGATCGATCCTTCGGCAGACTACCAGCCACCGGAATACCTGCTTCGTATCGGTGGGACCGGCGCTTTCCCCCGCGGGGATATTCAAGCAATCAAAGGCAAGGCGAAGGCCGGAAAAACCACGGCAATGACATTAATTACTGCCGGAATGCTTGCGAACGACTTCACCGATGGGCTGGGGATGTTTAGCCGGCCGAAAAACAACCTAAAGATTCTTCACATAGATACCGAGCAACACCCACGCAGTGTGGCCTGGAAGCAAAAAACAGTTTACCGGCTGATCGATGCTAATCCGGGCGATCCATTATCAGGTTACGCGGTTCTCAGCCTCCGGGAATTTTCATTTTCGGATCGATGGTCAATCGCGAAAGATGCAATACACGACTTCAAACCGGACTTCGTTCTGATCGATGGGATCGTGGATATGATCGCGGACTTCAATGATTCCGCGGAAAGTAAGGCCTTCATCTCTGAACTGATGACACTGGCCAGCCGGGAGAATTGTGCAATCTGCTGCGTGCTCCACGAGAATAAGAGTAAATCAGATATTACGATGAGGGGGCACCTGGGGGCTGAACTAACGAACAAGTGCTCAGAAACCTATCAGGTCAGCCAAACAAATGGAATATTCACGGTATCACAAACCGAAAGCCGAAACGCACCAACTCCCGACTTCGCTTTTTCAATTGACCCCGAGGGGCTGCCGGTGATGGCCGATGAAAGATTAATAACGGATCCGAGAGAAAGGCAGATGATTGAGGCTATGGCTGTTTTCAACACTTTATTGGATGGAACCGATGGCATGCCTCACAATAAACTGCAGGTTGAATTTGCCGAGCGGGCAGGATGCACCACCCGGACGGCACGGACAAAAATAGCAGCCGCATTGAATAGAAAACTGCTGATTAAAACAAAAGATGATTTATATAAAATATCAGAACATGAAGATAGCATTTTTGCAGAGGAAACCCGGTAGGGAAATACGCGTATCTATATATATACGCGTTTTCCTCTTTCCCTACCTTCGCGGGCAGAGTAGGGAAAATCGTGATATTTCCCTACTTTTTCCTCTTTCCCTAACTGATGCTATCTATCAGTTATTGTTTGATTTAGGCTTTATTTTCGGATTTTCCCCTGCCGCTGAAAACAACACCGAAAATGAAGTCCTAAAAGGGATTATTTTTAGGGGGAGAGGAAATTCTGAAATTTCCCCACTTTATTACACTGAAAATCATTGATTTATGAAAAGGATAGATATTTTCAACGAAAAAGTGAGCGTCTTCAAAAAGATTTTTGATCCAACACCTGCAGGCGAAAATAAGATCATCGATCTGGTGGTGGGCGACCGCTTCGCAGATCGGGTGAACCGGATGAGAAGGGAAACGGATCAGGAGAGGAAGACAATGCTAAAGAAGACACTCCCGGCCTTTACGGCTTCTGGTGTCTTCAGCGGTCGTAATGACAGCGACCTGATGCGGCACAGTGGCGTGATCGCTATCGATATCGACTATAAGGACAACAAACACCTGAACAACTACGACAAACTAAAGGAGATCATTTCGTCCGTGCCATACGTGGCATATTGCGGGAAATCTGCAGGCGGTGAAGGCTATTTCCTGCTGATTCCTATCAAGGAGCCGGAGAAGCACGACGAACACTTCGCCAGCTTGCGGAGGGATTTTGAGAGGTGCGGCCTGGCAATTGACCCCTCCTGCAGCAACGTAGGCCGTTTGAGATTCGTATCATTCGATCCGGAGCCATACATCAACCGGGATGCGGAGATATATCCTTTTATCCTGAAGGACAAAAAGAATCATCGGGGGATACCACAGGTTCGACCGGCGAAAGCCGACCCGGTGAAGCTGGAAGAGGTGACGGCATGGGCGCGTATAGCGGAGGAAGAAGGGATTAATTCGCCTTTCGTATATGACGAATGGTTCTCGATGGCCTGTGCGATGGCGTTTGAATTTGGAGAAGGAGGAAGAGACGCTTTCCACTGCTTTAGCAGAGCCTTCCCCGACTATGATCCGGAAGATTGTGACCGGAAGTTCGGCGAGGCAAAAAAAGCGGTCAGAGAGACAGGGAAACATCACCCTACATTCACCAGGATACGGGAGTTGTTCACCAAATATGGAGTAACAGCTATTGCAGATTTTAGGTAATAATTAAAAATAATACAACTATGGGATTGAAAGAAAACATCGTCGAAAAACTGAACTTGACATTTGTGGAGTCCACAAAGTATAATGAAATTTTCGAAAATAGAAACCATGTGTTTATCTTCCACAAGCTTACGGGCCAGCTGAAAGTTAAAGCCAAGGATAACCGGATTAACAAATAAAAGAGATGAAAACAGCATCGAGACAGATTATAGGTCTATGCGAAAGATCATTCCGCAAGGGATTCAACCATGGATACTTCGCACATTTCCGCGAGAAGATCACGCCGGCGCAAGCTGAGGCATTCTGGATCAGCGGTAATGCCGATGGGTTCAGACAGATGATAGACCCCATATCGGGGAAAAATATCCGGTTCAGGACGCTGGAGCCGGGATCGCTGGAGGAACAAACAGAACGACTGATGGAACTGCAGTATCGCAAAGGTTTTTTGAGAGGTTACAGGGCAGGTCAGAACGGCGAAACCAATCCTGAAAAGGTGTATAAATACCGTTTGAGGAGCCAGACAAAGAGATACCCACGGGCGGAACATCCCATCACCGGGAGATATCAGAGCGGTATTTGGCTTCTTCACCGGGAGATTGAACGAATGAATGAAATGGATTTAATTAAAAAATTTCTATGAAAGTAAGAGAAGGAAATGACATCAGTGTGACCTGGGTGATCATGCAGGGCGAAACGACTCCGCTGAATACGGAGGGCATCTATGACGAAACGCTGATCCTGGAGTGGGGGAAATTTGAGAAGGAACTCACCACCGGTGTTACCAGGGCGGCCAACAGCATCCGGGTGGAGATCACGCCGGAACTGACACCTTATCGCGGTCAATACAGAATAAAATGGCGGTATAAGCAAACCGACCCTACGTTTCGCGGTGGTTACAGGAACAGGGCCATTGATGAGAAGATCTTCACCATCGTGGACTCGACCCATAAATCGGATGATACCCGAGATTTCACAGTAACGACAATCCTCACGCAATGACTAAGAATGAACTTATGATGAACAGACTGATACAAACATTTAAAGCCAATTACAAAATGAAAAAAATTGAGTACAAAGACTCCGGCAAAGCCGCCAGCGAAAAGAATCAAGTTGCACAATTCTGCCGGATCCTGACCGAGAACCTGCGCGCACTGAGAAAATTCAACAAGGTTACCCATCTTATCGATGAGGCGAACGTATTTGAAGTAACGACCGCAGAACGGGACTCCGGATCTCGGGGAAAGTTATTGCGTATTGTCAGCACCGCCACCCCGTTTGGTGGTATCAATGCCACGGATGAAAAAGTGGAGGAGATCCTCTATGTTCTAACCACCACCAACATGACCGAAAGAAGAGGCAAATATCCCCGGTTCGGAAATATCGCACCGTTGAGATCCATAGAACCTCCAATCATTGATGGAAGAACCTGCAGGGGATCCGACTTCGTGATCAAAAAGGATGAGGCACTTCCCACGGACGCCTTACTGGATTGGATCGAGACAAACAGCCTTTACAGTGTTGAGAACGAGGCACAGGAGAAGGTGTACAACCTATCAACAGCCATCGCCCGGAACTTCCAGGAGCTGGCCATGGTCTACGCAAAGGAGGGTAAAGTGTTAGATCGACAATTATTCATGCGCCAGCTTTTCATGATGGGAGACGGGCTGGATTACCGGATGGATGAGAAGACCTTATTTGTGAGCATTTTGCCATTATTCAAGTGAAGTTCGTGAGCCGGGAGTAAGCAGCTCACAGCTTGCGACCGGCTCTTTTATAAACCCAGTCGATGGTGAAAAAGAAAACAAAAGAGGATCAGTTGAGGGGGCGACTGTTCGGTCATCTGAAACCGGAGAGAGTACAGGTGGATCTCGCCAATGTGGTTGAGAGATTGGCCGAGGAACCTCGCAGGCCGATACCTAAGAAGCGTTTAGTGCCTAAGAAGATCCTTGCCATCGAACCAGACCAGCGGTGCAGTGATATCCTGGCGAAGAACTGGGATAAACTCCGGGAGATGGTAATGATCAAGGAAATGCCCTGCAGGACCTTCAGAGGTTACAACAGCGAGGATGTATTGCATGAAACTTATGAGTATGTAATCCGGGATGAACAGGTGAAGGGAGCGACCGAGGAAGAGATCGCCAATCTATTCCGCCGCCGCTTCGATAACCTGATGTGGTCGGCTAAAATGGATAAGGCGCTGGAGCGGCAGATACTCGCCCGCGGTGAGATTGACCCGGTTACTTTCGGGAGCGACAACGAAAAAACAAAATGACATACAGGTATTGACAAAATGATAGTGAAATTTTTCTGCAATGGGGGTATGGGGTAAAATTTTAGAGAATTAAGGCTCTGAAACCCCGACCCAGTCGATTTCACACGCACGGCATTTTTTCAAAAATCCGATTTTTAGTTAAAAAGTAGCAAAATGATATTTTTAAATTTTTAAATGATGAACAAAAAAACAGAAACTGAAGTCAGACTGACCGGCTCCGAGGTAAGAATCGGATCCGGCAACAAAAATGAACCCAGCCGAAAGGTCGAGGGTTATGCTCTTCTTTTCAATACACCCAGCGATGCGCTGGACTTCGAGGAAGTTATTCTCCCCGGGGCGCTGGATGGAGTAATCGAAAAAAGCAATGTATTTGCCCTGCTCAACCATGACCCGGGTAGGGGTATTCTTGCAAGGTGTAAATCCGGCAAGGGAACTTTAAAGCTGGAAATTAACAGCAAAGGGCTGCTCTATTCGTTCGATGCCCCCAACACGGCGTTAGGCGACGAGTTGCTGGAGTATCTGAAACGCGGGGAAGTATCTGAATCTTCCTTCGCCTTCACCGTCGCGGAGGACGTCTGGGAGAAGGTGGGCACAAAAACCAGAAGGACGATCGAGAAATTCGATGAACTTTTCGATGTTTCGCCGGTGTACGATGCCGCATATTCAAAAACCACCGTTTCGGCCCGGGCAAAGGATCGGAAGGCAAAGGCAGAAGAGCTGGCCGACTATTATGCAGAATTAAATAAATGGATTGATCAAATTAATTAAAAAAATTATGAACACAAAACAAATTTCAAACGGGACCATGGATGTGGCCGGCAAAAGCTACCATCTGAAATGCAACATCCGCGCGATCGTACTTTTCGAGAAAATGACCGATAAGCCATTCACACTGGCGTGTACCACCGACTGGGTAATATTCCTGTACGCGATGCTGCTCTCAGGTACACCTGGGGCAACGATCACACTGGATGAGTTTATGGATGATATCAGCCAGCAGCAGCTTCACCAGGCGACTATCTGGGCGAGTGAACAGATGAAAAATGAAGAAAAAACAGTTTAATTTTTTAAAATAACAAAACTATGAGTACAGAAAAATTTTCATTGAGAGAGGCGATTATCGCCCAAATGAGTGGACGCACAGTCGTCGATCCCGAGTTAAGTGAAAAGCATTACGGTATCAGGGGAATCGAAGCAGCAACCAACTGCGCCCTTATACCTATTTCAACACGAGCAGCGCTAACCGCGGGAGATCATCCCATCATGCAGGAGGAAAACCAGGGATTGCTGCTGCCGCTGGAGAACAGTCTGGTTTTAGCCAGAGCAGGCGCGACGATCATGACCGGGTTAACCCAGGACGTTCGTTTTCCGAAGCATACTTCTGTCAGTGTCCTGTGGGCCGGAGAGAATGAAGAGGCATCCGACGGAGCCGGAGAAACACAGAAGGGCCCTTTGTTTACTCCCAAACGCTTAACCGCAAAAATCCTTGTCTCGAAGCAGCTGCTTGTACAGGACGGCCTTGGATTGGAGAATTACCTTCAGACGCTCCTTTCAGCTGCCATCCTGCAAAAGGTTGAGGAGGCAGCGTTCAGCACGTCCGCCGGTGATACGAACATTCCCGATGGCATGTTTAATGCCGCAGCGAGTCTTGGCGAATTAACTTGGCCGAATCTTATTAAGCTCGAAACTGATGCAGACCTGGCCAATTCTCTCATGGGGAATTTGGCATACATCACTCACCCGTCAATTTTCGGCACCTTAAAAAGCCGGCTAAAAGATGTTACAGGTGCGGGAGGATTCATCGCCGAGACCGGGCTTAACGGTTACCCTGCATTCCGGACGAATAACATCCCCAGTGAGATGGGGGTAGCTTTGGACGAGTACGGGATCGTGTTCGGAAATTGGGCAGACTACTTTGTAGGGCAATGGGGCGCGACCGAGCTGATTGCCGATCCGTACACGCTGGCCACCACTGGCATGGTGATATTGACCGTGAACTCTTACTGGGATATGGGTTTTATTCGTTCGGAGTCATTCTCGATTTATTCAACAAAATAACAAAGATTATTTTGTTTATTCATTTCCAGACCGGTTCGCGAGAATAGGACTGGTTTTATAAACGCTAAAAAGAGATCGATAATGCAAACAATTAAGTATCAGAAAGGGATGGCGGAATATATTGCCAAGACTTTTGAAAAGCTCCTTAACCAGGTGCAGGCAGTGACACTCAGCGAGACGGTCACAAGGAAATTGATGCAGGACCCATCACAGGCCACGGGTGAACTTAATTTCAGGACACTTGTGCATGCGCTTCATGTTTACTATAAAGCATCCGCTTTTTTAGATTGTGATGTGGCGTACGTGAATGGCACATTCTGGGTGATAATCAAACCTTTTAATAAGGATCAGTTCGAGGGGTCGATAGGCGCCCCGGGCTTGAATTAAACACAAATTTAAATTCAATATTTATGGCAGATTTAGTAACACGAATAATAGCGGAGGATAAACAGTTCAACGACAAGATTGAACGCTCCAAGAAACAGACCAAGCAGTTCAGCGACATAGGCAAAGCTGCGAGCGGTATGATGCTGAAGATGGCCGGAGCGTTCGGCGTGGCTGCTTCAGCGACAGACGCATTCCGCAAGATCATCAACTCGACTCAATCCAATACCGACAAGTTTAATTCAGCAATAGACCAGGCTAAAGCGGGAGTAGATTTCTTTTTCGACTCCATCGCGGTTGGTGACTTCGGTAATTTCTTCAAAGGACTCGACGGAGCCATCGACCGGGCGCGGGAACTGTATGACGTGATGGACACGTTAAGTGATATGCAGGCAGGGTGGAGCGACATCGAGAACGAATACCGCACAAAGATCAATGAGAACATCGCGGCCATCTACGACACGAACACGCCATTGGCCGACCGTAAGGCGATGATCGAGGAGAACCAGAAGTATATCGCGCTTCTGGAGCAGAAGAGCAAAGGGATCGTCGCTCAGACTGCCGCCGCGGTTGTTGCTACGGCACGGCGCGAAGCTCAAATGGACAATGTTACCGAGGAGGATGTGAAGCGTTATCTGCAGGGGATATCCATGCACGACGATACGGAGTTCTACAATTACTACGATAAACGTGCCGAATTGACCAGGAGATCAAGGGAAACAATATCCACCACAATGAGCGGTAACTGGGGTACGACAACCATGTCCACCCCGACGCAGGATGCCCTTATAGCGCAGAAACAACTGGATAGCCTGAAGGCGAATAACGCCGAAATGGAAAAGTATTATCATATCAATGAACTGATAAACGATACCAAGAGAACCGAGATCGTGCAGCTCAGGGCGCAAGGTAGAGCCATTGACAATAATATTTCTCAACTGAAACGTCAGCAGGCCACCGTTGAGAGGCGATATGGCAAGGGGGGAGAAGGATCTACCGGTATCGGAAACGTGGCGGCAGTCATTCCCCCCGGATCGATCGCAGAGCTGGAGAACCAGATCGCGGATGTCCGGAAGAACTTTCTCAATGCCACGACAGACGAGGCCAGACGATCCGCTGACGAGTTGATCAAAGTACTGGAGGCGAGGAAGGCATATCTCGAAATAGGGTTCAAATACCCCGCTGGCATGGGCAATATTGCACCTGTGGACAAAACGGCGAAAGCGAGCGGCAAGATCGATATCCCGCACGTGGATATGAGCGGGGTGTTTCAGACCCCCGAAGTGCCCGAAGTGAAGACTTACAACGACTACTTGATGGAGGCGACGCGGAACAACGAAGAGCTCATGACATCCATCTATGGTGTGGGCGAAGCCATGCGCGGACTGACCGGCATCGTCGGAGAAGGTGCGGGGCAGTGGCTGCAGTGGGGCGCAAATGTTCTCGACACCGTCGGGCGATCCCTGCCGGCGCTCACTGCACTGGCCAATGCAAACGCGGCAGTAGCAGCATCCGGAGGAGCCGCAGCAGTCGCAGCCACCCCGATCGTTGGGCCTATCCTGGCAGCTGGTGCCGTCCTTTCCATCATGGGTGCGCTGATGAACCTTCCCAAGTTTGAGTCGGGGGGTATTGTCCCAGGTGCGTCATACAACGGCGACAGGATGCTTGCAAGGGTGAACAGCGGAGAGTTGATTCTCAACAAGGCGCAGCAGAACAACCTTGCCGGAGCGCTATCAGGAGGTTTAAATGGATCGCTTGAGCTGAAGGTGAAGGGGACAGACCTTGTCGCGGTACTGAACCAGGAAGCATTAAAACGAAGCAGACGATGACGTGGGAATACATTTAACCCACATTGCAGCTTGATCATGAATAGAAGTTAAATATCTACTTTTTTAGTGTTAAATTCGTTGGTTTTGGGTGTTGGTCCTCATTATGAATTTTCATATCAAGTTGATATTCAATATGAG